GTGGTCTTGCCTGTGAGGGTATCTACTTTGATTTCAGACATCAGGCTAAGTCTCCGTGTATTGTTACTGAACAACCCGTAGCATCAGAGTTTGCATTGGAATCATTTCTTGTCAAACCTTGCATATAAGATGCTGTGGCAACTTCTCTTGTCAAAACTCGTCTTGCTCCTGAACGGGTAGCTGAAGTTGCGACATAATTAACGGAAGAAAAGCTGTTGATAAAATTAATATCAAAATCACCTGCACCATTATCGTCCATTGAACTTACGCCAAAAGATGTATCAATGCCTGTAGTGCCACCAGTTCCAGACAAGTCTGCCATATCCCAAAGAGAATAAACCTTCGCCGCACTCTGCTTAGTCAGCGTGACTGGACTGGTGCCATCACTTGCTGTGATTGTGTCTGCTCTTAACTCGCTCATTTACGCCACCACCAAGTTGCCGTTGACTGTCAGCGTTACGCCGGTCGCCACTGTTAAGCTGAAAAACGCGCCAGCATTGTCACCAGCCGCAATCGTCACATCTGTGTCAAGCTGTTGTTCGTGGACGCGAAAAATGTCGCCCTTGCCATTGGTCGTGTCGCCAGTTGCGCCATTCTCGCCATCAAAATAACCAGCACCGCCACCAGCCGCTGTTTCTGCTGTATCTGCAACTTGATCAAATAAAAACAAGGTGATCCACGCATCATCATTTGCGTTTCTCATTTTCAATTCATCGTTGCCGGTGTCATACCAAAGCTGATATGCGTATGTGCTTGTCGGCGCGGTTGCACCGGCATTTGTGCTAACAACAGCCGCCAGCGCATTATTTATATCTGTGCGCGTGTTCGGAAACGTCTGATTGTCTATTACATAATCGTGCTGTGCCATTTAGAACCCCGTTGCAACGTAATCAAACAGCCGGTCAACACCTGTGTCGCTGCTATCATAAAAATTGATAGTGAAGCCGGTTGCTGATTTACTTGTTATAGCATAATAGTCGCCGCTTTGCATATCCCCGACCGATATAGACACCGCCAGCAGCGTTTTAAATGGTGTTGTGAACGTGATTGCTTTTGCACCAGTTCCAGACTGTATATCATTGTCGCTTTCAGTGCGGGTCGGTAGCTGCACAGATGCCTCTAACTCTTCAATGGCTGGCGTTTCATCGCTCTCATCTGTTGATAGTTCAGCCTTAAACCGCAAAGCGCGTGCGGTGTAACTGCCAACAATGAATGGCCGGTATGCTGTCCAAGTTGGCGATCCAGCCGGATCATCTGTGGTCGTGCTAACAAATAGGTCAACGTCTGTTGCACCGCTTGTCGGCGTGCCGCCGTGTTGTGATAGTTGTGACACCTTTAGATTTGCATTGACTGTGCCGGTATATGTCGCGGTCAAATCGATATAATTAGCAAAATCATATGTGCCGGTTGATGCAACAAACCCGCCACCGCCATCAAACAAGCCAGTGGCATCATCAAAATTGCCGGTTGCACTATCAAACAAAATGCTGGTGTCTAGCTGTAACTTATCATTAACGACCACAACATCTGTTTTTGTGCCAGCAAATGCGGTTTGCTCAACGACCTCATCAACAAAATTAAAGCCAGCAATCGCATCAACAAGTGCCACACTGCTTGCCGCGTTCTGTGACACTTTGCCAAATTTGTCGACTGCCTTACAGAAATATGTGCCAGTCATTGCTGGTACTGTCACGCTGTTTGCAGGTCGTGACACCTTTTTAACAATGGCGCGGGTGTTGTTGTATGTTGCGCCGGTCGTCAGCGGTGAATGCCGAATGATGTAATGCGACAGATCATCATCTGTAACCGGCGTCCACGTCAGATCGGCTTGCTGGCCAACGATATTGACGCTGAAATTGGTGACATCAGATGGATCAGTGGCTTTGCCCGTGACTGTATGTTGCACATCAGTAAATGGTGATCTGGCAAGCGTTCCAATACCGCGCACGCGAATATCATAAACTGTGTTGGTTTTAACATTAGGTATTGTAAAAGTGCCGCTGGATGAATAGCCAACAGATATATATGTGCTATCTGTGCTTTCTTTATATTCAGCTTCAAAATTAACCGTCAGTGGATTTGTGCTTGATGCCGTGACTGTAATGACTGACACTGGCTGCTGATTAACCAAATCAATATCTTCAGATGTTGTCACCGTAGGAGCGGGCAGCGTGAACGGGTCTGGCAAGTTTGTATTGTCAAACGCAAATGTTTGTTCTTCGGCATCCCAATCAAACACCGCGCTGTTTAGTTCACGCAATGTCAAATCGACACCGATGACCGGCTGATCATTCGCACCAACATCAACCGCTAACGACCATTCGCTGACCTCAAACACCTTGCTACTAAAACCAAGCCGGTCATTTGTCACCATAACTGTGTCACCGACCGACAGCTTGAATGCTGATATGGTGCAAGGCATTGTCATTGTGATCTGTTGCCGGTTGCGGAAAAGCGCAATCTTTGCCAAGCGTTGCGCCATAGCTGGATCAGTCGTAAATGGCAGATCATAATCTAAAAACTTGGTTTCGCCGCCATCTTCGGTGACAAACGCGCTTGAAATATATGCAGGATAATCAGTTGGCGTGTAAAACCGGCCATCCGCACTTGTTGATGCCGGTGCAAACACACCTTTTACCGCATTGTAGTTGTCGCGTGCGCTGCGCCGCGTTTGCAGGGATATAGCCCCGCGCAAATCATTTTCATCAAGCGTAATTGTTGGCGCAACATATTTGGCGACCTTCAAATAAAATTTTCCGTTTGCGAAATGAATAGTGCCGCCGCAACTTGTCAAAAGCTGTTCTAATACCTGTTTCGGGCTTTGATTGGTGTTGAAGCTGCCGTGTATTTCATAACGATTTTGCGTGCCGCCGCCGGATAACGTTATCTGTTCATCACAAATGTCAGCCGCAGTTTCAAAGCTATCATCATCGATTTCTGTGCTATCCGCACCAAACCCATATGTGTCATTAGTCAGATAGTCGCGTATTGCCAACGCAGGGTTTGATGAAAAAGCAGTTGTACCATCGCGCGGGTCATACAGCTTTTTGCCAGATACTTGCATTGACACATTTGGCAAGCCGGTCGGGAACACATCGCGGTCATATTCAAATCTGACATAGACTGATGCAATACCTTGCAGCCGATGGTTGCTTGTCCATTTGCTGCTTGCTGATACCAGATCGCTATATGCGGTTTGCGTTGTTGTGCCAGTCTTTTTAGCTATTTTGACCTTGTTTCCATTATAGGGTGCCGTAATGACCGCGCCAAGCGTTTCACCGGCAGATGGCGCAGATACAAACTTTTCATTTAAATAAAATCTGCCGTGGCTTTCTATTTCGTGCGACGCAACCGCCAGAACCATATGCAAAAATTTGTCATCGTTTGTGGTTTCAATAAACACAATGGTGCCACCAACACGAACAGTGCCATAAATGACATTCCGTGGCTGTACTGGCTGTTTAATGTTTTGTGTGCGCTTTATGCCGTTTTGTTGAAAATCGCCAAGCGAATACGAATAACTTGGTATTTCTGGCTTCGGTGCCAGTGCTTGGCTGGCAACACTAAGCGCAGCGGTCGCTGCTGCCGAAACGCCAAATGCTTGCAATGCAGTCAGCCCAAGTATTGTGCCGCCTGTTGCATAGGTCAGGCCAACTGTTGCCGCCGCAGTGATCAGCGTCACGGGGTTTGTTATTGCTTTCACGAAACTTTTAAAAAAGCTCATCTAACTGCCCCAAGTGATCTGTTTATCTTGCAAGCTGGCGACCATTTCCAAACCCTTGTCGCTTGGGTAATCAATTTTTTGATCTTCGCTTGTGTAACGTCTAGTCCGGCTGCGATCTAAATCAATCAATCTACTTTCTGCGCTGACGTTGATGTTAGCTGTTGCGCCAGCATCTTCGATGGTCATCACATCCATACGACCGCTGAACATTGTATATGGTGTGTCTATGATCGCACCGCTGTCATTCAAAAAGCCAAAAAACACTTTTAACGATCTGCCTTGATAGTTTTCTGACAACGCGGCAGATACCAAACTACTGTCTAAACCAGATAACGTAATATTCACGCCATTAGCTTGCACTTGGCTTGTCTCTGCAATTTCGCTTAAATTAAGATAACTGGCAGACCCCACATATGTTTCACTGTCAATCGTGATGTCACCGTAGCCATTCCAGACCGTAACAAGACCGCCATCAAAATCCATACGCACAGCAAAAAACGGCTGAACTTCACCAGCCGCCAATTCAGCTTCAAAGTTAGTGCCAATCGATCTAGCCATTTACAACGCCTCAACTGCACCGAATGCCATTGAATAGAAACCGGCTGTGTCAATATTCCAATTGTGCGTGGGTGTTGATAACCGAAAAACGCCTTTTGCATCAGTGACGACAACTGTTGCGCCATCAGCCGGTGACGACCGCAGATCAGGCCAAATCGTCAATGTAGCTTCACCAGATGCGTTGCTGTTGACATCATCTAGCACTTTGTAAAGCTGTGCAGTGCCGCTGCTACCTAGTTGAATATAATCACCCGCCAGCAGATAGCCTGTGGCAGACGCTGGAAGCCCGTCTATGGCCAGTTCGTCACCTGTCTGGCTTGCACCGTTCACGACCGGCGTGCCAGCCGCTGACGCCGCACTGCCGCGCGGTGTTGCGGCATTCGGATCGCCAAGCAAAAACGTGCCAAACCCGCCATATTGCTTCATAAAAAATGTGATCCATTGTTCGGCATCTGCGCGTTTCATTAGTGGCAAATTTATGTCAGCTTCCCAGCGTTGACCTTGGTGGCGGTAAACCGTTAGCTTATAATTGTATGGTGATGTCGTAACGCCAACAGTGTTGACTGCGGTCAGACTGACTGTGGCTACGTTTGTGTTTGTTGGGGTCGATAGTGGGTAAGTGATCGCCATAATTACACCCCAAATGCCGCGCTAAATGAACCGCCGCGCCGCTTTGCGTCCAATACCGCGCCTTTCGCTGCTTGTGCGATTTGCGGCAACATATTCGTCATTTCCGCACGCACCGTCTGTTGCACGCCGGTCGATACATTAATGTTTTGATTTATTGTAACACCGCCGCCAATCTGGTTGTTTGGCACGATGCTTCCAGACTGGTTCGGCACAAACAATTCGCGGCCACGTTCGCCGACCATATAAGGCGTGTTTTTATTGACCTGACCGCCCATTGCGCGGGGTGCAGGGTAATACACACCAGCAGTGCCAGCACCGCCGCTGATGCCCCCGCCGCCGCCAAATATACCGCCAAATACACCACCAAGCGCACCAGCTAAAACGCCGGTCACTTGTTGCTGTATTGCCATCCTGATCATATCGCTGATGATGCTTGCAGCCATAGATTTAAACGCATCTTTGACCGATGTTGTGCCTTGTATGACGCCAAGCAAACTGTCCTCAAGCCGGTTAAGACCTCGCACCGCCATATTGTCTAACTGTTGCGTTGTGTTGCGTGCTGCTTGTGCATATTGCTGCAAGCCGGTTTTAGATTTGTTCACAGTAAATGAAACGCCGGTTGCGCTTGCTTGCACCCGCTGAAACCCGTTTGCCAGATTTTGTATCGGCTGGCTTGCACTATTAGCTGTGTTGATGATGGCTTTAATATTACCGTCAGCGTCCATCACAGCTTTGCCAGCGTTTTCCATATTGAACACGATGCGATCAATATCTTTTTCTAGCTTTTCTCCAAATGTAAATTTGTCCATCTCAACGCCAACGGTCTTGGCCAGATCGACAATGCTATTAAGAAAATCACGCAGCTTGCCAATAGCCGCGCTGATGACCTTCAACAAATTTACGATGATAAATTCAGATATTTTAGCTAATGCTGGCAAAAATGTTGCGGTGATTTGATTGCCGATAGATTTTAAAACTTGACCTAATTTGTCGAAATTATCATTTGCTGTTTCAACGGCTGCGGCTTGGTTTTCGGTCAGTTCTATTGTGACCGCATTAAACTGTTCGCGCAGCTTGTTTACTTCTTCACTGCCGTTTTGCAATGTGTTGATCAGGTTGACACCAGACCGGCCAAACAAATCAAACGCAACCCGCACGCGGTCAGCGGGGCTTTCGATCTCTTTCAACCTGTCAGCGACCGTGTTCAGCAATTCATTTGTCGGTCGCAGATTACCGGCGGCATCAGTCACGCTAATACCCAACGCCTCAAACGACCGCAAACCAGTGCCGATGCCGGTGCTGGCTTCAGAAATAGACCGATTGAAGCGTGTCAGACCTTTTTCAAGTTCTTCGGCTGACGCACCCGTCTGGCTGGCGGCAAATTGTAACGATTGCAGTTCATTGACGGTAAGACCCAAACGGCTTGACGCTTTCGCTAGGTCGTCAATCTGACCAGCCATAATCTTCAGACCGGCGCCGACGCCAAGTGCCACCAATGCGCCTTGCACGCTCATTATAGAGCGTCTGACGCGGCCTAGTCCGGCAGCAACTTTGCCAAATGCACGCTGCGTTTTGTCAATGGCCGTAATTTTAAATCTAAGATTTTGATCGGCCATCGTCTGTCACCTTAAAATAAGCAAACCACTCATTTAATTCACTTAGGGTCAGATCTTCGATTTCACCCTGTGTTTTGTGCAAACGATCCGCCAAGGCCATCATATTTAGCCGCAGCGGATCTTGCTTTAGTTTTTTTCAGCGTCCTCGACAGTATCAACATCGCCAAACATCTTACCAGCAATGTCACTAATCAGCGTCACACTCTCTTTCATAAGATACATTTTATCTTCAAGTGTGAATAGACGCTTGCCATCAACATCTTCAGCTTTTGCAATAATCAGATCAATCATACCCGTGATCGTCATATTGTTTAGAAAATCTTTGTGTTTTCTTTGCAGCTTGTCGATGTCTCCGGCGGTAATGGGCGCACAGTATATGATCAACGCATTGTCATCTTCGCCCCACTCAACAACTTCGATCTGTTTACGCTGCAACGCACGCCGCGCTGCGATCTGTTCTCCCAAGCCCATTATTTACCTCATCAAGTTACGGTTGTTTCAGTCAGACCGCCGGTGCCTTGAAAACTGTATGTGGCAGTCACGATACCGTCAGATGATACGCCAACAGACCGGCTGGTGACAATAGCTGAACCGGTCAGCTTGTGGTCGCCCGATGTATTGCCTTCCATCTGCAAGTTCAGTGTGATGCTTGAACCGGCTGTGCAGTTATTGTGCGCGGTGTCGGTGTCATCAAAATAGGTTTCAACGCTGCCGCTGAAATCGGTGAATGATGCTTTGTATGTTTTAGCAGTATCACCCATCGCTGTATCTTCGATTGTGTCTGCGGTTTCATCTACAGAAAAGCTGATCACTTCAGCCATAGCGTCTGTGCCGATAAGAACGACACCCTCGTTGCCTTTAAAAGTTGCCATCGGTTTGTCTCCTTAAGCGGCAGTTTCAACGTCATTTTCAACGGTGCGATATTCGACCGTTACAGTAAACCGACCCACGGCTACCGGCTGTTCGCCATCACCCGCAAAATCAGCTTCAAACGCGGTGATCTGTGCATCTTTAGCCACACCACCAAGCGTTATATCTGCGGCAATGGCCTCTTCGACCTCAACCGCTATAGTGTCAAGCGTGTTGTCATAGTTCGACACGCCTTTAACGTATGCTTCAACAGCAACGTCCAAAACCCTGTTCACAGAACGTGGCAAGCCGATTGTATCATATTCGCTTGCTTCGCTCTTTGTGTATATGCACAAAGCTGGCAGGTTTGTTTCCTCAAGCGGGAATATCCGGCTGCGGAATACATTGCTGCCCGTTGTTGCCAACCCTGTCAGCGTGGTCACGATGTCATCGCGTATCTGTTGCCTAACGTGGGTCATTGTTTCTCTAATACCAGCGTGGTCATACCAGTGCCGTCATCTTGCACAATCCGCATCGTATAGGCCACCGCACTGATCGTGATAGTGTCGCCTTCAGCGGCTGTGGATACATCTGCGGTGCGGCAAACAAAGCGTGGCTGTTGTAGGGCAAACCCAACACCGCCACCAGCGTCAACCTCGACAAAATCATTGTCAAATATGCCATTCACTGTGCCGCCGTCATAAGTAGCAGCAACGCCAAAATCATCAACGCCAATAAATATGGCACGATCATCTGCGCTTTCAACCGCCATCAATCATCATCCTGATCAGCTATTTTAGCTGTTTTGGCTATTTTAGCTGACCACTGTTTTGCATATCCGCGATCAATCAGCTTTTGCGCTTCATCTTCACGCACATCGTGATCTTCACCGGCCAGCATTATGCCTACAGACCCAGCTTGGCAGTCTTTGATCACTGTGATTTTCATATATCTATTTGGCATTTTTCTTTGTGTTCCGCTTGACTAGGCTGCTGGCTGATTTCTTTGTCAAACCTACAGCGCGATCAGTGATACCAACTTTATCTTCGTAAACCTCAACGCGGCCAGTGTTCACCAGATCAAGGCCAATATTATCTTCGACCTCAACAATATCACCGATGTTATATGACACGCCTTTGATCAGAATGTTTCTTTTGCATTTAATCTTCATCAAAATCCCCTATGGGTAAAACGGGGCAGCCGAAGCCGCCCCGTCATTTGATTTATGATGCGTCGATGTCCAAGCACGCTGCGAATGATTGCGCGTGACGTACAGCAACGTCCATTTCCTGCATTACGCGGATGCGTACTGCGCCGGTTGAACCGGCTGTGTATGGATCGACCAACACGTCTGGTGTTGAGAAGAAACCAAGCATCAGTTGGCTAAAGTCACCGAAGATCATAGCAGATGCTGGATCAAGTGTGCCTTTGGTCAGATCTGATGGCACGTTGTTGGTTACAGCCAGTCTGTATCCATAGAGGCTGTCCCAAGGTGCATCCAGCAACATTACGCTATCTGTTGACGCAACCTTTGATGTTGATGCCATATGGCTCTTCACCTTCGGGTTTGTCAGATAGGCAAGTGTGTTGCCGTTGATCGCTGCGTTGTCAACTTCAACTTCTTTCACTAGGCTTGTAATCGCTGCCCAAGTAAGATCGCCACCGTTTGTGCCGATTGCAACAGAACCAATACCAGATGTGCCGGTGATGCCGGTTGGCTCATTTGAGCCGCCGCCCTCGATGGCAACATCTTCAACTTTTTGTGCAATCGCGTTTAACAGATCGTCACGAACGATTTGCTCAACTGATGGATCGGATTGAACCATTAACAGACGTGATACATCTGTGAATGCGCCAAGTGATTTTGGTGACATTGTGATCTGGCTGAATACAGCGTTGACCTCAGATGTTGCGCCATTCTCCGCCACGAAACCGGCTGAAACGCCAGTTGCCAGCTTTGGAATAGCCACATCGCCGCGCAGACCTGTCATAAAGCGTGCGCCAAGTTCGCTGAACACTAAGCGTGCGCGAAGCGCGTCAACAAACTGATCGCCAAGGTGATCGGTTGGCCGCAGGAAACCACCGGCACTGTCTGTGCCAACAGTCAGATCACGCTTGCCGCCCCAGAATGTATCTGGCGCATAAAAGCCGCGTGCTTCACGTCCGGTGCGCTTTGCGATTTCTTCAGAAACCTCACGCTCCAAACCTTGCAGACCTGAACCATTTACCAAGCCGCGAACAGCTTTGATGAATGAATAGTCACGCTCTTCTTTAGCTGACATATCAACCGCACCGGCTGACTGCTCAAGTGGCTTGCCTTCGCCAATGGCGTCCAGCAGTGTTGCGCGGAATTGTGCAACAGACTGACCCGCACCGATGGCCTCATCAGCCAGATCGCGGCGGTTGTGCTTCACAGCAAGATTGATGATCTCGCTGGCATTCTTTTGGAAATCGCGCTTGGCTGCTTCGGCGGCTGCTTCGCGGATTTCGTTTTGATCAATTTCTGACATTTTTGGTGTCTCCTTATCTTTGATCACTGGTTCAACATTAGCACTGCGATTAACGCCCACACCGGCATCGGCTGGCACGCTCACAATGCTTGCTTCATATGGAATCCACGAAGAGATGCCGACCGTCCCGTCAGATCTCTTATCTTCCATTTGACGTATCTGATAGCCAATAGACACATTGGATCGGATACCGTCTTTGACATCATCATACACTTCTCTTGCAAGCGCACCTTTTCCAAAGCGCACAACTGCCCGTAGTCTGCGGTCAGCTTCATCAAGGTAAGTGCGTTCGACAACGCCAATCTGTTTTGTCATATCGTGATCTAACAGCAATGGCGCGTGGCCGCTGTTCATCCGTGACAAATCCACTGCTTCGCGGTTATGCCGCAAAACCTCATAACCGAATGACCGTTCAACTGGTTCTTCGGATGACAGTGACATACGCACGCGGCGGTCATCTTCATCAACCATTTCACCAGCAGCGGCGCGAAATACTAACTCGCCACGATCAAAGCGTTCCATTTCATCATCTTCATCATAGCCGGTTGTCTCAGTGATAGGCGCGTCTGATTTGCCAAACACGATTGTCACTGTGTCTTCGGTCTCTGTGATGTTTTGTATGTGTCTATCCATTGCTTTATCTCCGCCATCAAGATACCTCAAAGCACTGATCTTGGTCAATGTGCTAAACTTGTGACCAACAAGCCGGTCGGTGCCTTCATAGCCTTCATCTGTGCTTTGATATATGCGGATCAACGCCGCCGGATCATCTGGCGTGCCGGTTATTGTAAAATCACTATCTGGCACGTTGATCGATCCATCACGCTCAATGCGTTCAATCTCGCCGCGTGCAGTGCCGCCGGATGACCCCCACGACACAAAATCACCAACTGAAAGCGCATCTGGTGCAGCGCGTTCGCCTTCATCAATACGATCTAAAGCCATATCTTTTGCCCTTGCCCAAGTTTGTCCGGCGTCACCGCCCCACGCTGCCCAAGCAACGCGACCTTTTGACGGGTAACCATCTTCACCGGCACTAAAACCCTCAGCTTGTTTGTCAACTTCGTGCCGACTAAAAAAGCTGTGCATCCGGCGCACTATATCAGCAGACAATTCCTGCCGATTTACTAATTGATTGGCACGCGCGACCGCAACCGCTGTGCCACCTTGTTCACCTTCTTCGCGCCATTTCTTGAATTTACGCGCTTCGGCGGCCATACCTTCGGTCGGCTTCAAGTTGATTTCAACGCCTTTATATGTCGCCATCTTCTTCACGCCCTACATCGATTGATGGCTGTGCCGGTAACTTGGCACCAAATGGCTGAAACGCTGTGTCGATGCCATAACGGTCGGCCAGTTCGCTTTCGCGGTTGATCTGTTCAAATATTTCTTCAGTATCGCGGCCATATTGACTATGCACATCTTGCAAGCTGACGATGCCGTTGTTTAGTGCAGTGACGCTGGCGTTGATTTCTTTTTGCGGGTCAACCCACGCAAAACCGCGTGGCCGGTATATAACCTGATCAGCAAACAGATCATATTTACCCATCGGCAGATTGATGCGACCAACTGTGATGACCATTTCTAGCCAAGCGCGATAGATCGGATCAACAAACTGATCGATCATAAACTGTTGGATCATCTTAAAATGGTCACGATCTTCAATAGTGCCTTGCCGGATGCTGCTATAGCTGACACCTTCCAGATTGTTTGCCAGTGAAACATAGCTGACGCCAAGCCCTGACGCGATCCCGCGCAATATGGCTTTTTCAAATTCATCGAAACTTTCGGTGCCAGATGACGGGTCGAATGCTTTGAAATCCATTCCGACCGGCAACTGCGAAAACGTGCCGGGGCTGGCGTCCATTATTGGTGCCGCATTGTCGTAATCATCGCCAATAAAGCCATCACCTTCCGGGCTGGTAAAGAAACCCATCTTTGACGCAGCAACCCGCGCATTTACAAGCGTGGCTTCTTCATAACCATCCAGCATTTTCAGCCGTGACAGCACGTTTGACATCCACGGGGTGCCGCGTGTTTGTCCAGCGCGTTCCTGTATATAGCAATGAATGATCTGATCGGCTGGCACAATCTTGTGATGCCGCTTTGTTTTGCTGCCATAGCCCTGATCGTGATGTGGGTGATCTTCAAACAGATAATAATTCAGTGGCTTGCCGGTGCGTTTGTCTAACTCGACACCCATCCGCACTTCATTGCCGTTATTCAGCCGCGCGTCATAACCTTCATCAAGATAGTCAGCTTCCAGAAATTTCAGCGAAAAGCCAAACGGGTTGCCAGCAGGGTTCTTGATTTTCTGGATAAGCACTTCACCATCGCGTGCCAGCGTTTCAAGAAATAACCGCTGCGCTTGTGACCACGACATACGGCCATCAACTGTGCAAAAGCCGGTGCGACCCCACTGCTGCCACGCCTGTTCGATGATGCGGTTTCCAACACTATCAAGCGATCCATCATCGTTGCGTTTCCGCACCTGTATCCGCACGCCGTTATGACCGACCACGTTTGTTGTCATTATCTGCAAATAGCGTTTGCCATATGGGTGATTGCGGCTGATGTCGCGGCATCTGTCGCGCAATATACGCAGTGACGGTTTGATTTCACTGTCGGCTGACCGGCTGCTGCTAATGAAATCGCTAAATAGTCTGCCGGTGTCTGCCCCGTGGTATGCTCTAGCCATCTTGCGTGGCTTTGATTTTGCTTTAAAGAAATCGAAAACGCCCATTGTTAAAACCTCACAAGCACTGTTGCGCCAGTGTGATCACCTTGCGCGGCGCGCTCTTTTTGCAACTCTTTTGCATATTCTTTACGGTAAAAATCACGCGCACTGATTAAATCTTCAAACGACATTTTTGTTAATGATCGCCCGTTGATTGAATAGCTGGCAACATCTGCATCTGCTTTGCCTTGCAAAATGCTTTCGATCTTGTCGATCATTATTTGCGCGTGACTGCGAGGATCAACATTGTCATCCAGATCATAGTGTATATCGAGCGTGCCGGTATCTATGATGATACGGTTGCTTGTGGATGTTTCTGTGATTTCAAGCTGCCAATGATAATGGCCTTGATCAAAAGACGCACTGTCTGTGCTGTTTATTGTGAAAAGATAATATGTGCTTGCTTCGGTTGCTGCAACTTTAATTTCGCTGCTTGAACCGTGTGCCAGCCGCGCAACCCATTCTGCACTGTGCGTGGCCACAGGATAGTCGCCAACGATGTCTTCACGTTTCCATTGAACGAAATCACCGATGCTAAACCGTTGCGGTTCAGTTGTGGGTGCATTATCTGTGTTGAAAAGATTTGCCATTATTTACCGCCAGCTATTAACAAAGCCGCCCTGTCGCGGTCGGCGTGCAAGAGGATTAGGCTGTTGCGGTTGCGGCTCTGTGTCTGGTTCCGGCGCATTCACAACCCTATCGGCAACAGCGTTAATGTTCAGCGACAAGATACACAGCGCAGCATAAGCATACACGCGGCAGTCAAGTGCCTCATTGCGGGTTCTTGTCTTTACAAATTCGCGGCGTGGGAAGCCCTTTTGATATTTTGTGACGATTTTTTCACTATTAGCCAACTGCTGATAGTATTCGTCAGAACGCCCCGCCGGAAAATGACAATAGCCCGCACCACTAGATTGTATCTTTAATCTCGAAAAAATCAATTCCTTAATGGGAAACGTTCCGACCGTAAACAGCTTTATCTTGCCAATGTTGTTTTTTGACGGTCTGCCGACAAGTGGTCGCTGTTCACCGGCCATACCTTTGATCGCAAATATGCGCCGACCTTCGCGCGGTCTGACAAAATTATATACGGCTTGCGTATAGTGACCGCCACTATCCACGCACGCAGCGCGAATGCCAAGTTGTCTGCCGCTTTCGGTCGTATAGCTGGCTTTCAAGATGTTATCCAGATCGTTCCACAGATGCGGCGTTGACGGGTCGCCATAAAGCGTTTTGTAATCCAGCGACCAACTTTCTTCATCACGCCCCCAGCCAATCAGTTCCAATTCCAGTCGGTCATCCTGCACATCGATGCCAGCCGTTATCACAACGATGTCATCAGGTATGCTTGCGCCAAATTCTTCTTCGCGGTCTTCAAAGCGGATGTCACCGACTGTTTCGCCTTGGTCTTCCCACGTTTCGGCCAAAAATGTATTCACAAACACCCGCAACGTATCTGGTGCTTTTTTAGCTATTAGGAAATCGCGCACTGCGTCTGCCAGCATTGTCCAAGGCGAATAAAGCCCGTTTATGTGGAAACCAGCCACGCCGGTGAAATCAGCAGTCGCCACCCATTCACCTTTACGCACCGACCTGTTGCGTTTTGCATCGTCCCAGACACTGCCGCACGCTTCGCACGCATAATATGCAGTCTCCGGCTTGTCTTTTTCCCATTTGACATTCGACCATTTCAGCGTCTGCACTGTGCCGCAATCTTCACACGGCACGAAATACTGCCGCTTGTCGCTTTCTTCATACTGGCTTTCGATCATAGACGCGCCTTTATTGGTCGGCGTGCTGACCATCACCATTTTGCGGTTGTGAAACGTGGCTGACCGTTTTCTGGCCAATAGGATCGGCGACCCCTCAGATCCGGCAGATGGCGGATAGCGGTCGACCTCATCGCATAAAACCACGCGGATCGGGCGTGATGCCAAGCCAGCAGCACTGTTCGACCCGACCAAGCTGATATGACCGCCGGTAAACACCTTGTGCGTTGTGGTGTTGTTTGCATCGCGGCTGCGCGGATCTTTGACGCTGCCCCGCAGTGCCGGTGTGTCACGCAGCATAGGTGCAAGACGGTCTTTGCTAAATGCTTGTGCCATTTCCAGCGTTGGCTGTACCAGTAGAATCGGTGACGGGTCGTGATGAATGTGAAAGCCAATGACGTTCAACAGCATTTCGGTTTTGCCGACCTGTGCGCCAGCCATCACCACGATGTCACGCAAACGCTGATCACTGATCGCATCCATAATGCCGCGCTGGTATTCGGCGCGTGATGTCACCCAGCGGCCAGCGGCGGCACTAGCTTCCGATGACAGTCGCCTTTCGCGGTCTGCCCACTCTCCCACGCTTAGGCGCGGCGGTGGCTTTAGCGTCTGCATTGCCCCCACTATCACCGCCTTCAGTGACGCTTGTGCGTCCAGCGTGTTCGTGTGGTTGGTAAGATGATAGTTCATCCAACGCTTCCCTCACTTGGTTTTCCAAAATGCTTTGAACGGTTGCCAGTTCAGTTTCAGTTGCACAGACCGGCGCACATACTGATGGCAGTGCCAACAACCGCGCCTTCATTGCTGCTAACACATCAACCCACGCACCGGCAACATCTTCCGCTGGCACCAGCTTAGCCTTGGCTTGCAACAGTTCCAGTTCGGCCATCTGCGCGTCAGCTTCCATTTTGCGTGCGCGTGCTGCGTTATAGTCAGCGTCTTCGATGCGTGGTCTTCCCACTGGTTTCTTTGCCTTTTGTGCAACAGTCTGTGTCATTGTTATCCCTATTGTTGCAATATTTTAAATAATTCTGTCGCTAGAAATCTTTTGCGGTCGCGCGTTACCA